GACCGCGTGTCTTCTTGACGTGCTGCTGCGTCTCGATGATTTCGTCATACCGTGCTTGTGGGTCGTATGACTGCAAGAGAAGAGATGCCCACAATTGTTTGCCATCTTTCGCACCAAACTTGCGGCCCAGTTCCCAAAGGGATTTAGTGCCGCCCGGGAACCGCGCTTGCAGATCCGCAAAGTCGATATAGATGAGGTGATGTTGATCCAACGGCATAACCTGCTTGGCAACTGCAAGGTTATCGAATCGAAGCCACTTACCATCCCAGCAGCCGATCACGTGCGTGAAGACCACGCTCTCCGCGATACCCTGCTTGTTAAGTGCACCCTTGCCGTGTTGGACGTTGTACTTTGCCGATGTGTTACTACCCATGTAGCTCTCCTTTTACACGTAAAAATGATTGAACTCTCGTTAACTGCTCGGAGTATAATTATTATATCACAGCGATATCCCGCGTGAATACGCGAAATAACATACTCCGTGAAAACAATTACGGCCCAGCAGCTTATGGCCACTGAGCCGTAATTCTACCCTACGAGGTCGAATATCTCGATGTAGGCGTCTGCCCACCCACCAAAGATGTGCGTCGGATCAGCTGTGTCAACCCGCGCCTCTTCGTCATCGAAATACTCGAGGGCCATTGCCTGCGCAACGTCCACTGATCTGCAGACGCCGATAACCTCCATCGGGTCGCTGCTGTTTGGGTCCTCAATGCGGACGACGTAAACCTGCTCGCTCATGCTGTTACACCCAACGCACGTGCTAACCTGCGCCCAATAAGTGTGCCTGCGATGATGCAGGCGATAAGGACTAGTGCCATGTTAACCTCCAGTAGAATAGAGTCGCGTGTAGTAAGCCGCCTTTATGTAATCCGGAAGATACTGGAAGGCTTCATTGAAATTATGATACAATTGCTTCAAGGCAGTGAATTGAAGATCATTCAGCCAGTCATCTGTATTGCACATGTTAACCTCCATTAACGGTGTTGCTGTAAACCCTACAGCGGGTCGGTGCCATTCACGGTAGCACCTAGGACGCATGAACCAACCCTCAGCTGGCCCCAGACCTCCTTGTAATCCTTCGGTAGAAACTGGCACCAAGGGATTAAAGGGAGGCCCGGTTTCCCGGGACCTCAACCAGCTTGTTAGGCTTCGCGGACGAGGCCTTCGTCGAGCATGCGCTTCTTGTAGAAGGCGACGATGCGTTCAACCGGCTGCTGCGTCTTGAAGCCGTCGTAACCCCGCAGCTTTTCTGCCCAGGTCTTCAGGTCAACTTCACCTGCGTCCTTGATGGCCAAGACTGCTTGCTTCATTTGCAGCGGAGTTTTTGCCTCGAATGCGTCGCCATTAAAGACGTATTTCTTGCCGCCTTTCGGTTGCTTTTTAACCTGCAGCAGGGCTTCGAGTTCGGCAAGTTTCTCGTCTTTGACTTTGATGCCAACTTGGGCAAACACTTCGGCGATGGTTTTCATGATATTTCCTTTTCACGTTTGGACCAAAAGATTCTGGTTGGCCCGTCCAGTATGGCTTGCTCGACCATGATTAGATTATAACACGCATTTTGGAAAAGTACATAATTATTTTGCAGATTTTCCAATTTATTTTCGTGCTAGCCGCCTTTCATGTTTTGCTCGACCGTGATTAGATTATAACCCGCATTTTGGAAAAAGTACACAAAAAGATTTTTATCGATTTGCCAATCTTGATTAGAAAAATTTATTGTACATTGGCGATAATTTGTGGTAGGCAAATTCTGGCTGGCTGCATGAGAATGATTATCATTAAGCTTGGGAACCTTAAGTTGTTGAGACTGATTATCAGTTACTGGTTGGAGGTCCGAGGCTGCCGGTTCCCCCACCATATGGCATGGATCCCCACATCGTGAAATGAGCATAGATGATAATCATTATCAGTTGGCTGATGTCTGTCCGCTAAATGAGAATCATTATCATCTGTTATTGGCCCGTTGTACTTGAGAATGAGAATCATTATCATTTGAACCCATTTCACCTGGTGAGCGGGCATTTCACCCTGTGGGGCCGGGGCGTCCAATACTCCGCTTAAACCAGGGAGAGCCATCGCAGTAGACCTGTTGGGTAGCCGAGGACTTTCTATAACGATCCTCTATGCATGTACAACACATTAGGTCTAATAAGATATATTAGCAGTTTACCTAGGATATTGGACGTAATGTCGGATTTATATACCACATATAGCAGTTTATTGCCGAATTATTGACCTTACATCTAAACTAAATGATGCCTAAGTATTTGACTTAATTACACTTTCTGCTGGGGCAAGGTTGAGGTCTATATATATATCCACGGAGAAAAAATTTTTTATTCACTGGGTGTCAAAGACACAATACTCCCAATAACGACGACAAAAAGATAATCAAGTCAATAACTTAGGATATATTGGGGCAATTATTGAGTCATATTGCCTATAACCAAAATTAGAGCTGCTAATACAAACTGGCATAAGTATACCGAAAGATCGCCTGAGTTACAAGGGCTAGACCTCGCGTAAGCTGAGTGATTCAACCTTGTTCCCTTGGTTTGCCTATATGTATACGAGGTGCGGCATTGGTTGATCAATTTCCGTATACAACGGGCCACTAGTGGTGTATAATATATTATCTAAGCCTGGAGTATTAACATGGATGCTGGAGAGTTTAAGCGCTGGGTCGCGCACCAAGCTGCACAGGACGGCCCACAAACAGTAGGTGGCAAGGGTACTCGCGTATGTACTGGCTGTCATGAAGCAAAATCAGAGGCTAACTTCACGTGGGCATCAGGCCTTGGATACTTCTGCAAGGAATGCAGTCGTAAGAAACTGAACGCTGTGAAAAAGCACTTTCAGCGGCGTAGAACTGGAGCACGGAAATGACTGGCGTATCGATGACTGTTACACTAAAGAAGGACGGTGAGGCACGTAAATGCCCTCGCTGTAAGGAAACCAAGCCTCACGAGGAGTTCTACGCGTACCTGACTAACCCGTACTGCAAAGAATGTACGCGGGAGTATTATCGTGTCCGCAATGCGAGTAAGCACACAGCTCGGGAGTTAGCCCATGTCTGACCGGCGCTGCGTACGATGTGGGACTCTAAAACCCTTGTCCGCGTTCGACAAATCCACGAAGCGCGTAGCGGGAAGGCAGGTCATCACATATTGCGGTGCGTGTAAGGCTTGCAGTTCAAATTACTATCGTACGCCTACACGCGCGCCCGCCCCCACGAGGCGGTACAAACTGAACATCCCACGACAGTACCTGAACGGTTCCGCCAGTGCAAAGGAGATTGGGAATCTGGTAGAGGCCTTCGCCGTCCCTTTGCGGGTGTACTGCGGCCTGGATCCATTTGTCGCTCGCTTTCAGCCGCTGGATAAGCTGCTGCAGCACCTCCGTACATTGGAGAAGTTCCCGGCGGAGGAAGTAGAGGCCACCATTAACAGAACTCTAATCGTGTAAAGATGCTACCATGACCAAGTATCATGAGAACGGCCAGGGCAATCCGCTAGTTAACAAGCCAATAATGGACACGCTGGAGGAATTGGGTGTAGACCCGATTCGCATTATGGCGCAGTTCGCAAGTGGTGAACTGGCCGAGGACGCTGACCAGCAACTGGCTGCCGCAAAAGAGTTGGCACAATACGTACATCCGAAGAAGCGGTCTCTCGACGTCAACAAGGAGATTAAGGCCTCCGTGACGTTTAGCGTCGTGCGATTCTCTGATGTGATGCCTGACCAAGCCGCTATTATGGCAGATCAGTTGGACAAGCTACAGGGTAGCCGGATGATGCTTGACAATCAGGCGGCCCGCAAGCTGATGAAGGACGTTACGGAGCTAGACAACGTAACCCTTGAAGCCATGCGCACCGATGTGGAGAAACTGAAGACTGACGAGGATGGGATCATCGATGTCTAACATACAAGTACCAGTTAACTGGATGCCGCGGATGTACCAGATTCCGCTGTGGTCGTACCTGGAGAAGGGGGGCAAGCGAGCTGTTGCTGTGTGGCACAGACGCGCGGGCAAAGATGCTACAGCCCTGAATTGGACGGTTGTCTCCGCGTTTACCAGACCCGGCCTGTACTGGCACTTATTGCCTACATACAACCAGGGACGGAAGATTGTTTGGGATGGCCGGACGAAGGAGGGCAAGGCGTTTCGTGATGCGTGGCCGCGGGAGGCTATTAGGTCCGAGAACAACACGGAGATGAAGCTGGAGCTGGAGAATGGCTCAATCTGGCAGGTTGTCGGTACAGATAACGTTGACCGCCTGGTGGGGGCAAATCCAGTCGGATGCGTGTTCTCGGAGTATTCACTGCAGGACCCTCGCGCGTGGGATTATATTCGGCCTATTCTGGCAGAGAACGGCGGTTGGGCCCTCTTTATCTACACGCCACGTGGCCGCAATCATGGGTATGAGATTATGGAGATGGCCAAGCGCAATCCACGGTGGTTTGCGCAGACGCTCACGATTGAGGACACAAACGCAATTGGCGTCGATGTGATTGAGGAGGAACGCCTTGCCGGGATGCCTGAGGAGATGGTCCAGCAGGAATTCTATTGCTCATTTGATGCTGCGTTAGTTGGCTCGTACTACGGCGCACAAATGGAAAAGGCCCTCAAGGAGGAGCGCATCTGCACAGTGCCATACGAGCCACGGCTCGAGGTCCACACAGCCTGGGACTTGGGTACGCATGACTCAACGTCTATCTGGTTCTACCAGGTCTCAGGGATGGAGATCCGGATCATCGACTACTATGAGAATAGCGGCGAGGGTATGGTTCACTACGCAAAGGTGCTGTCTGAAAAGAATTACCTGTACGGTAAGCATTACGCGCCACACGACATAGAGGTGCGAGACTTCTCAGTGGGCAAGAGCCGCAAGGACGTTGCTGCAGCCCTTGGAGTCAAGTTCACCACTGTGCCAAAGCTCTCCGTCCAGGATGGTATTGAGGCGGTGCGAAACATACTGGGCAAGTGCTGGTTCGATCAATCGAAGTGTGACCGTGGGATTGAGGCCCTTCGCCAGTACAAGAAGAGCTGGAACGACAAGATGCGTTGCTATAATGATTCGCCTGACCATGACTGGACGTCGCACGGGGCGGACGCCTTCCGCTACCTGGCTGTTGCCTTCAAGGAAAAGCGCCAATATGCCTTCAAGTTACCACGGCAGACAGAGAGTAATTACGACCCGTTGGGATATTAAAATTCCGAATACGGGTAGAAAGTTTATGGTATAATAACACAATCGGAGGTAGGTATGAATTATCGGCAGGCAACAAGTATGAATTATCGGCAGGCAACAATCGAGGATTGGCCATTCGTCCAGAAGTATGGGCGGCAGTTCTTCGACCTGTCAGGCTGGAAGAAGGTCCTCGGTGAGGACGCAGACTGCACTCATGGCCTTGACCAGCTGATCGGTGCGCCGAATGTTTTCTTCATGGTGGCCGAGGACGGAGACAAGATTGTTGGCGGCATTGGGGTAGTGGTTGCTCCATCACAGACGGTTCAGACCAAACTCCTAGCCCAGGAGCTGTTTTGGTACGTCGATGAGGATTACCGCCATACGCGAGTCGCAATCCAGCTCTATCGGTCAGCCGAGCGCTGGGCAAAGGATGTTGGAGCTGTTGCAATCACAATGGCTCTACTAGAGGGGTCCATGCCGGACGTAGTTGCAGAAATGTACGCGCGTATGGGCTACGAACAAGTCGAGCGCATTTTTGTGAAAGGATTGTAACATGGCTATAGCAACGTCAACGGCTATGCTTATTGCAGCTGCTGCAACGGCGGCGTCAACTGCATACTCTGTGCAACAACAGAAGAAGTCGGCGTCCAAAGCGCGTGACGCCCAGGAACAGGCCGCCAATGAGGCTAAGGCCCTGAACCAGGCAGCTTCCGACAAGGCTGCGGCAGAAGCGGCCGCTAGCGCGCGTGACAAGAACCGCTTACGCGCAGGCCGTTCTTCAACGGTACTTACCGGCTCGACTGGGGATACGTCCACGGCAAGCACCGCTACCAAGACCCTCCTGGGAGGCTAAGTGAACGATCAACAGCAGATTGCTGGGGAACTCTGCCAACGCGTAGAGGAGCTCAAGCAAGAAAAGCAGAACTGGAACCGCCTCTGGCAAGATGCTGCAGATCTGGTATTGCCTCGTCGTGGGGCGTTCTATCATGAACGGACCCCTGGCCAAGAACTCCAGAACAAGATATACGACTCCACGGCCCCATGGGCTCTTGAGCAATTGGCGTCAGGGCTGCACTCGTACCTCACGAGTCCCACGCAGCGCTGGTTCAGACTCGCTCTCCCGGTGGAGATGGAGGAGCCCCTTCGAGAGGACGACGAGGTTGAGCGCTGGCTTCAAAACGCCACGGACGTCATGTTCGGTATCTTCAATTCGCAGAAGACGAACTTCAATCCGCAAGCTCACGAACTTTATCTCGACCTTGGAGCCTTCGGTACGGGGATCATGTACGTGGAGGAAGAGTATGTACACGCGCCATTGCGTTTCTGTACATACCATCTTGCAGACTGCGTCATTGATGAGGACGCCTATGGCCGGGTAGATACAATCGGTCGGACCTTCAAGCTCGAGGCTAGGCAGGCTCTCCAACTATGGCCGAATTTTCCGTCAGCTAAGTTCCAGGAAGAGGCCCGTAAGAATCCGCTTAAGAAGCACGACTTCGTCCACTTCGTGGCTCCGCGTAAGGACTTCGATCCGCGTTCAGCTTCTCCGAAGGCCCGGCGCTTTGCGTCCTGGTACCTATATCCGCAGGAGAAACTAGTGTTGGCCGAGTCCGGCTACCACGATTTTCCGTTCATGGTGCCGCGCTGGAGTAAACTGACTGGCGAACGCTACGGTCGTAGCCCAGCAATGACAGCAATGCCAGATATTCGCATGGTTAACGCCATGGCGAAGACCATCATCGTTGCGGCGCAGAAGATCGTTGATCCTCCGTTGATGATGCCTGATGAAGGCTTCCTGCTCCCGATCAAGACGTCTCCTGGCGGGATCAACTACTATAATTCGACGCTCAACCCGGAGCAATTGATCCGTCCCCTGGAAACTCGTGGCCGCGTAGACATCGGGTTCGATCTGATCGACTCGCGTCGTCAGCACATCATTCGCAGCTTTTTCGTTGATTGGATGAATTTGCAGGAAGGCCCGCAGATGACGGCCACTGAGGTCATGCAGCGCACTGAGGAGAAGATGCGTCTCATGGCCCCAGCGATTAGTCGCCAGCAGTCTGAGTTCCTCGATCCGCTGATTGATCGAGTTTTTGGAATTCTTATGCACAAGGGCTATTTCGGTGAAATTCCACAGCAGCTGTCTGGCGTTGAACTGAAGGTTGAATACGTGTCTCCAGTGGCCAAGGCCCAACGCATGACACAGGTTATGGCCTTCCAGCGTATGATGGAGACACTTGCTCAGGTGGCAACTGTCAAGCCTGAAATTGTCGATAAGATCGATGGCGATGGCGTCGTTGACTTCATGGCTGATGTGTACGACGTGTCGTACCGCACGCTGCTCACTGACAAGCAGGTGGCAGAGCTGCGTCAGCAACGAGCTGAGGCTCAAGCTAAACAAGCACAAGCTGAGCAACTGAATATGGCCGCCGATTCGTTCAACAAGGCTGGTCGTGGAGCTGCTAGCCTGGCCGTCGTCAATGGAGGCAAGAATGGTGCGTGACGCCCTCCAAAAGATTTTCGGTAACAAACATGCGTTGGTTGAAGCTTATCGATCAACGTTTGAGACACCTCAGGGCGAGGTTGTTCTTGCGCATCTGGCGAAAAATTGCCACGTGTTCGAACCAGTCGTCGCCCCTGGTGACCCGCAGCTTACAGCTATGCGGGATGGCGAACGCCGGGTTGTGTTGAGTATTCTCAAGATGCTTAACTACGATCTCGGCAAACTTCAACAATTGATGGAGCAAACAACAAATGAATAAATTTCAGCGGCATGTTCTTCGCGCACCTGAGGGTGGCGAAGGTGGTTCTTCTGGCGGCGGAACGACTCTGACCGGTGGTACTGGCGGAACGCCTCCCGCAGGCGGCACTCCCCCGACTGGTGGGGCGGCCGATTGGCGTGGTTCTCTGCCTGAGGACCTGCGCGCGCATCCGGCGCTCACTGACATCAAGGACGTTGGTGGTCTTGCCAAATCCTTTGTCCACGCCCAGTCGATGATTGGCGCCGACAAGATTGTACTGCCAAAGGCGGATGCTTCTCCTGCAGAGATGGCCGACTTTTACAATAAGCTCGGACGCCCTGGTGCTGCGGATGGGTACAAGTTCTCCGAAACTACTGTTGAAGGCGTGCCTAAGGACGAGGCTACTCAGAAGTGGGCTCGAGACATCTTCCACAAGCATGGTCTGACTCAGAAGCAAGCTGACGGCCTGTATCAAGACTACATCGCGAAAGTTGGTGGCGATCTGAAGGCCATGAATGAAGGGCGTGTTACTCAACGTGAGCAGGCTCTTGAGCAGCTGCGTGGCGAGTGGAAAGGCAATGAGTTCGACGTCAATGTCCAGTTGGCCCAGCGCGCGGTTAAGACCTTCGGCAGCGAAGAATTGGTCAAGTATCTGATTGAGTCGGGTGAAGGGGACAATCCGATGCTGATCAAGTTGTTCGCCAATATCGGCAAGCAGCTTGGTGAGGATCAAGCCTTCGGTGGTCGCTCCTCGCAGTCTGGCTTCGTTGCAGGACCTGAAGCAGCCAAGGCTGAAATCGGCAAGTTGCAAACGGACACTGACTTCCAGAAGGCTTACATGAACAAGGATGCGCCTGGCCATAAGGAAGCTGTCGAGCGAATGGAGCGCCTGTTCAAGGTGGCCTATCCTGGCAAGGTCGAAAGTTAATTTAATTTCCGAGAACGCCCTGTTTACACGGGGCGTTTTTGTGTTATAATACTAATCATAGACGGGTAGCACGCAAGTGTCCGTATGACCAGGAGAAAGTTCCTCACCGAAAGCAGGTGCTGAATTGCTAGGAGGGTCCGGATTACCGGGTAGCTTTCCGAAGAATCGTTTAACCACTTTTCATCGGAGACTATAATGTCCTTCCAAGTTGATGCTGCATATGTTAACCAGTACCGGAACAACGTTTCCATGCTGGTCCAACAGAAGGGTTCGCGCCTGCGCCCCTTCGTTCGTGTCGAACCGCAAAACAGCGAGTTCGAGTTCTATGATCGTATCGGTGCTACCGACGCGGTTGAAATCACCGGTCGCCACCAAGACACCCCGCTGGTCAGCACTCCGCATGACCGTCGGCGCGTCTCTCTGCGTGACTACGACTGGGCAGACCTGATTGATCGTCAGGACAAGCTGAAGATGCTCATCGATCCGACGAGCGCCTACGCGATGAATGCTGTCTTCGCCATGGGCCGCAAGATGGACGACGCCATCATCGGGGCTGCTTTCGACTCTGCGTACAGTGGCAAAACGGGTCAAACCACCGTGTCGTTCCCGGCCGGCAATCAGGTTGCGGTGAACTACGTTGAGTCTGGTTCTGCGGCCAACGGCAACTTGACCATCGGCAAGATTCGCCGCGCCAAGGAAATTCTGGATGCGTACGACAACGACCCGGATGAAGCTCGCATTATGACCTGCACGGCCAACAGCTTGCACAGTCTGCTGCGCAACATCGAAATCACGTCACAAGACTACAACGTGGTCAAGGCGCTGGTTGAGGGCAAGGTTGACACGTTCATGGGCTTCAAGTTCGTGCGCACGCAACGCCTGCTGACTGACGGTTCTGGCCATCGTCGCCACATCGCCTGGGTGCAGTCGAAGCTCCTCCTGGCCGTGTCGCAAGACCCGATGGTCGACGTCGGTCCGCGCCGTGACAAGCGCAACTCCATGCAGGTATACGTGACCATGGGTATCGGCGCCACGCGTATGGAAGAGGAAGGCGTCGTCGAAATCAAGGTCGACGAAACCGTCCTGTAATCAACCGAACTAAGGAGAATCGAACATGGCAAACAGCAACACGACGCAAGTAGCTGGCATCCTGTCCGTGCCCCCGACTCCCCAAAATGTTGGGGACATCGGCGGTCGCGTACGCACCTTTCAGGGCGACTTCGCTCTGACGGCCCGGCCGGCGAACGACACCATCTGCATTGGCAAGCTGCCCAAAGGCGCGCGCCTGCTCCCTCAGTCCTGCATCTTGGTCACCACGGCGCAAGGCACTGCAACCCTGGCAGTTGGCTCGGCTCCCAGCCAAGCTAACGGCCAACTGGGTGGTACCATCACTGCGGCGAAGTACGGCTCTGCCCGTACCTATACCACAGCGGCTGCCCCTCTGTTCCTCGACCAGGTTGCCAACCTCGGTGTGGAGATCTCCGCCGCCTACGGCGAAGACATCTACATTACGATTGGTACCGCTGCGACGACTGCCGGCACGCTCAAGACGTTCCTGCAGTACGTTGTTGACTAATCAGCTGCCGCTGAGCCTTTGCCGTGATGCGCTCCCCCAAAGGGCCATCACGGTCTTTTCGGAGGAGCCATGGCCAGTTCAATTACGGAGATCGCCAATCTTGCGCTAACATACATCGGAGCTGATCTGATCACTTCGCTGGATGATCCGCAAAAGTCAGCTATTCTCATCAAGCAAAACTGGCCAATCTGCCGGGATGCGGTTCTACGCGCGTACCCCTGGAACTGCGCGGTAAAACGTGACGTCCTGGCCCCGCTTGCTGACCAACCCGCGTACGGTTGGTCGTATTCGTTTCTGCTGCCCCCCGACTGCCTCAGAACCCTTGGACTCGAGTCCGATGAACCGTTCACGATTGAGGGGCGTAAACTGCAGTGTAATTCCAACATCGTTAAGATCAAGTACATCGCTCGTGTAGAGGATCCGAACGAGTACGACGCCTTGCTGTCTCAGGCCCTTGCGGCCTACCTGGCGCACCTGCTGGCAATGCCCATTGTTCAGTCAAACTCGCTCAAGGAGCAGATGTGGGAGCAGTATAAGCTGGCGGTACGTGAAGCCCGCTCTGTTGATGCGCAGGAAAATTCACTGCAGATGGTTGAAGCCACTGATTGGCTGGAGTCGCGGTAATGACTCGCGCGTCAATCATCCAGACCAACTTCACCACAGGTGAGATGTCCCCGCGGCTGATGTCTCGGGTTGACGTTCAAAAATACCAGAACGGTTGCGAGTTGCTGGAGAACTTCTTGATCATGCCGCATGGTGGTGTGACTAAGCGTCCAGGATTCCGGTTCATTGCTGCTACAAAAACGACCGCTGATACCTGGCTGATCCCATTTAAGTTCTCAACCATCCAAGCCTACATCATTGAGTTTGGTGCAGGCTATTTTCGATTCTTCAAGGACGGCGGCCAGATTCTTAGTGCGGGTGTTCCGTATGAACTTGCCCACACGTACACGCAAGATCAGTTAGCCAACGTCAAGTTCGTTCAGTCGGCCGACGTATTGTTCATGTTTCATCCGCAGGTTAAACCTAAGAAGTTGTCTCGTACAGGGCACACCAGCTGGACGTTCACGGACTTTGAGTTCAAGGACGGTCCGTACATGGACGTTAACTCGGACACAGCGAAGAAACTAGCCGTTAGTGGTACGGCTGTCGGACCGGTCACGATTACGGCCACAGGCCACTCTCCGTTTGCAGCAACTGACGTTGGGCGCCTAGTACGTATCGGTCCATCTACGGCCTGGTCATGGGCAGTCATCACATCGTTCACGAGTGCCACACAGGTAACAGCTGATCTTAAGGTAGCAGCTTCTTCGACAAGCGCCACGTCTGATTGGCGTCTTGGCGCCTGGTCCGACACCACTGGCTGGCCGTCGCTAGCAACATTCTTCGAGGAGCGCTTGTGGTTCGCGAATACCACACAGCAGCCGCAAACTGTCTGGGCCACGCGTTCTGGCGACTTCAACAACTTTGCCCCGTCAGATGCGGCAGGCAAGGTGCTGGACGATTCAGGACTCAACTACACACTGAGCACCGATGACGTGAACTCTATTCGCTGGATGGTTCCAGGAAAAGTCCTGGTGATCCTGACGGATTCAGGCGAGTTTACAGTCTCAGCCAGTTCTCTGTATGAGGCCGTCACGCCAACTAATGTTCGTGTCATTCGTGAAACTGCACGAGGAGCTGCCAATGTTAAGCCTGTACTGGTGGATAAGAATCTGCTCTTCTGGCAGAGGGCGCGTCGGAAACTTCGCGAATACTTTTATGATTTTAACGTTGATGGCTTCCGATCTAACGATGCTACGATTCTTTCTGAGCATATTACGTTGGGTGGAATGATCAGTATGGACTATCAGCAAGAGCCGCACTCCATTGTGTGGAGCGCTCGCGCGGATGGTCAACTGATTGGCTTCACGTATAACAAGGAGCAAGAAGTTCTCGGCTGGCACCGCCATATACTCGGGGGCACCAACGCGCAGGTAAAACACGTAGCGTGTATACCAGGAGCCGATAACGATGAACTCTGGGCTGTTACCACCAGGACCATTGACGGCGGGACCAAGCAGTATATTGAGAGACTAGACCCTGAGTTCTATCCGAGTTCATCCGAGGATAAGGATGGTGCCTTCTTTGTGGATTGTGGCCTCTCGTATAGTGGGACCCCAATAACCCTTGTTTCCGGCCTAGACCATCTCAAGGGGGAGACCGTTTCCATTCTCGGTGACGGTTCAGTACGTGCGCCAAAAGTCGTCAATAGTTCTGGCCAGATTACGCTGGATCGTCCGGCGTCCGTTATTCATGTTGGTTTGGCCTACACAGCGAAGCTGCGGTCCATTCGTTATGAGGCCGGTGGTAATGAGGGTACGGCTCAGACAAAAACTGGGCGTGTCCAGCGCCTGGGCTTGCGGCTGCTCAATACGCTAGGGTTGAAGTTCGGTCCGTCTGAGGACAAGCTTCAGGAGATTCAGTTCCGGATGGGCTTTCATAAGATGGATCAGTCTCCGCCGCTGTTTACTGGGGATCAGGTAGTGAATTTCCCAGGGGACTACGATCGTAGCCGTCAAGTTACACTCGTAGCCGATCAGCCATATCCGTGCACGATTACCGGCCTGGTACCGTGGATGGTGGTCTACGAATAAGGAGGGCACATGGCCGTCGCTACATCAACAGCTATGCTAGCCTCTACGGCGGCATCTGCGTTCTCAAACATCTGGGCTGGGCAGCAAGGTAAGGCTGCGGCAGAGTTCAATACCAAGCAAGCGGAGCTTGATGCTGATCTAGCCAAGCAGCAGGCTGCATTTGAGGAACGTAATTTCCGAGCGGGTGTTGATCGACTGCTTGGCCAACAACGCGCAGGCTACGCTAAGGCGGGTGTCCAGATGACTGGATCAGCGTTGGACGTCGCACAAGATACTACAATGCAGTCTGAAATGGACGCCTTGCTTATTCGTTATAACGGGATAATCAAGTCCAACGGCTATAGAACTCAGGCGGCATTGCAGCGCTTGCAGGGGGCCTCAGCTCAAACGCAAGGGTTCATGAGCGCCACAGGATCTATCCTGACAGGTTACGCCCAGTGGAGCAATATGCAGGACCAACTGAAAGCAAATCCTGCATACCAACCCACGTACACAGGGGCTGGACTGAAATTACCGTCAGCTCCGAATCTTGACTACATGGGCGGTGGACAGGG